GTTCGAAGGCGACCACTTTCTTCTCGCCGAGATCGTGGCCGGCGACGCGCTCGGTCCCGACGCCTGTGATGTGCTGAAACTGGACGAGCGCCCGATGCCGGGGTGCGGTGAACGCGAGGAATCCGATGACGTGGACGAGGCCGAGAGTCGGTTAAAGGCGGCCACACGTCCCCAGGCCGTGGGTGAAACGGCTCGGCACGAGCCCGCACATAACGATCTCGAATACAGCGGCTTTTGGTATAAGGATGGGAACTCGGTTATCGTGTTTCCTATCGACGGAAGAGAGCCGGAGATTGGAAGGGTCCGTGGCGTGTCCCGTAACAGGTTCACGGGTCGGTACATGTACCGGGTTCAGCCCGACGCGCGGCCGGACGTCGGCGTCATGGTCCCCAGCACCCACCTGGCGCTCGCGCATTGTGAACATTCTTACATCCAGTTCCATCCGGGCCAGCGCGTGCGCTGGTGGGCTGACGGGTATCGGCACGGGACCGTGACTCACGCCGTGGTGATCCCGAACGACAGCAACGTGTACGTCCGACCCGACGATGGGTCGTGCGGGACTCAGGCGATCTCGCTCACCCAAATCCAGCGCGTGCCGCCGATGGACGGGACCGCTGTCCGGTTCGTGAAGGACGACACGAACTGGCGGGTCGACGGCGTGTTCGAGCAGGACGGCGAAACGTGGTGCAAGGTGGGCCGCCGGCCCCGGCAAGTGGGGGACTCGCACCTGTATCGGACCATGCAGGACGGGCGCGTGCAGTCGGCTATCGCCCTCCGGCATCTGGTGCCGCTCTCCCACAACAGCGACCGCACTGTCGGCGGGACTCCCGATTTCCAGGCCAGTGACTACGCCTATTGCCAGCGCGCCATCGGCCCACACGGACGTGGCAGCGTGGTCCGCGTGCTCGGGTTTGTGGCCGATGAAGGGGGTTACCGGTACCGAGTGGCCGACACCCAGGGCGGTGGACAGATTCTCGCCAGCCGCGGTGACATCGGTCGCCATCCGCCTGGACCCATGTTGTGAAGAAAGGCGCTGACCGATAAGAAAGGGCGCCGGGACAGAATCCCGACGCCCAGGTGAGAGAGGACGAAGATTTGGGTCTCCGCAGGCCGGAGGTTACGCCTCCCGCTCGCGGAGGTCAAGCGATGGGAGGCGAGCGGTAAATGAAAGTTAACAATACAAACAGCTTTGCGCAAATCGGGGGCGCGGGGCAGGCATGACGATTCGGCCCGAGCTACTCGATTCTATCTTCGGCCGCCCCGCATGGCGCGAACGCATCGCGGTCGCGAGCAAGACTCGACACGCGCCCGTGTGGCGGTGGTTTCGGGATGAGGCCGGCTGGCCCATCGTCTCGACATGGATTGACGAGGCCGGCGAGGGTGAGACCGACTGCCTTGCCGAACTCGGGACGCGTTGCGTGCGCGAATGCCTGACCTGCACCGGCCTCATCGTGTACGTGCGCGAGGGCGAGACGCTCAGGGGCGCGCTATCGGAAATGGGAGTCGCGGTAGCGGCGGATCGGAAAGTCGCCCTCGTGGACCCGGATGGCGTGAACATGCGATCCCACATCGGTGTCATGGCCCGGCATCCGAACGTGCAGCGTTTCGAAGGCGTCGTGGCCGCCCGTGCCTGGATCAAGAGACGGTGGAGATAAGGTGACACGTTCCGCGAACATCGACTGGGTTCACGAACTTCGGGAGCACGTCGAGCGCCTCCAGGCGCTCGCACTCGTTCAAGACGTGGGCGAGGTGCTTGAGCGCCGGACCCTGCACAGCAGCGACGAACGCGTCACGGAGTGGCAGCTTATTGTCGACAGCCGGACCGATCAGGGGTTCCAGTGGGCTCCGGTCGACTGGCGGTACGAGAAGGGCCGCTGGAACCTCTACAAGCCCTCCTGGATGATGCTGCCGGGGTCCCAGCACCTATTCCTGACGTCCCCGGTCTTCGAGACCCTGTACGCCGGCACGCGCGGTCCGGGCAAGACCCTTACCCTGCTCATGGACTTCGCCAAGGACGTGGGCCAGGGCTGGGGCAAAGCATGGCGCGGCATCTTGTTCCGGCGTCAGTTCGGCGATCTGGACGACGCCGTGCGTAAGATCGAGGACTGGTTCTCGCACATGTTCCCCGGCTTTCGGTTCCTGAAGTCGAAGTCGGAGTACATGGCGGTCTGGCCCACCGGTGAGGCGCTCCTGCTCCGCCACATGCGCAACGCTGACGACTACGGGGAGTACCACGGCCACGAGTACCCCTGGATCGGCTGGGAGGAGCTCACAGAGTGGGAAGACGACCAAGCCTATCGGCTGATGATGTCGTGCTGCCGGCCGACGATGCCGGGAATCCCGCTCCGGGTTCGGGCCACCACGAACCCGTATGGGCCGGGCCACCAGTGGGTGAAGCGTCGCTTCCGCCTGCCCGACCATTACGAGCAGGTCATCCGGGTGCCGGGCGAGCGCGAGCGCGTGGCGATCCAGGGCCAGCTACGCGAGAACTTTCTGCTCACGTACGCGGACCCGAGCTACCCGCTCACCATTGTTCAGGCCGCGCGTAACCCGGCCCAGGCCCAGGCGTGGATTAACGGCGACTGGAACGTGACGTCCGGCGGCATGATCGACGACCTGTGGGACGACGCAGTTCACGTGCTACCGGACATCCCTGTCGAGCGCATCCCGCGCGGATGGAAGGTCACCCGAGCCTACGACCACGGCCAGTCCCACCCGTTCAGCGTGGGCTGGTTCCTGGAGAGCAACGGCGAGCCCATTGAGATCGAGGGCACGCTCATCGGTCGCGTGCGCGGAGACCGAATCCTGTGGCGGGAGTGGTACGGCAGCACGGGCGAGATCAACACGGGCGTACGCATGCCCGCGCGCAAGATTGGTCGCGGCATCGCGGACCGTGAGGAAGACTGGGGCCTGCGCGACGGCAAGCGAACGAGCGTCGTGCCCGGCCCGGCAGACACGGAAATCTTCAACCGCTCGTCTGATCGCGAGGGCCGGTGCCCGGCGGATGACATGGCGGAAGAGGGTGTCCATTGGGAGCGTGCGGACAAGTCTTCGGGGTCACGTAAGCGTGGCTGGGAGATGATGCGCACGTTTTTGGAGGACGCCAAGCCCGAGGAGGACGGCACGCGCGAGCGGCCAGGGTTCTTCGTGTGCCGAGGCTGCACGGATTGGCTGTCCCTGGTTCCGCCCATGCCGCGGGATGGCGATGACCCGGATGACATCCCGGACAACTACGAGGACCACAGCGCGGACATGACGCGCTACCTCTTGAATTGGAATCTGCCGGGGATGTGGAGAAAGGGATTCTAATGGGCTTCCGACGCGAGCGCGTTATCGAAAAAGCGGTCAATACCGAAAGGGACGTGCAGCAAGGTCTGCACAAGTTCGGGAACATGAAGCAGTGGCCTGTCATGGTTCCCAACACGACCGTCGTATTTAGCTGGGAAGCTGACTTCATTGGCGTCACGAGGTCGGGAATGGCCCATGAGTTTGAGGTTAAGGTCAGCCGCGCCGATCTTTTAAGCGATCTTCGCGCGCTCGAAAAAGTTGACGGCGCGAAAAAGTCACCGCCTACCAAAGTATTCAAATACGACGTCGTTCTTGGCCGGAGGCCCGCAGCTAGGGAGCAACGAGCAACTCCCAACTATTTTTGGTTTGCTGTCACATCCGATCTGGTGGTCGAGGCTGAACAGAGATTGCCCCACAGGTTTGGCATCATCGCCGTCAGGAACGGGCTGCATCCTGATGTGGTACGGGAGCCCTCCAAGCTCCACGGCCACAAACTTGATGCGAGCGCGTACGCCAAAGTTGCGTCTTGTTTGAGCGCACGTTTTTGGAAGGCTGCGTAAAAAGTCTACCCGCATACCTCTCTGGTATAAAATTGGCTTACACAGCCCGAATCCGTTTTTGTCGGCGTTGACGTGCCCATCAGATTATCGTACATGTTCCGTTAAGACGCGGGAGGCAAAGGGCCGCATCTTCTTACGTTCCACCCGGCCCGGCCGAAGAACGCGCACGATGGAGGCTGACGACATGGCTTACAATCGAGGCGCCCCGAAGACCAAGACGCAAATCGTGGATCGCCTGACCAGCATCGACTTTCAGGGTCTCCAGTATTTGGCGGACGATGTGATCGTGCGCCGGCCGCGTTCGAATGCGGTGTCGTTGTTCTTTCCCGAGACCGGTGAGACGTACGAGCTTGCCATCCATAAGCGGCGTGACACGACGGTCCGCAAGGATCGTACGGCCGAGAAAGTTGGCAACGGCCGCGGTCGCAGCGTCAAGGTGGAGACCGAGAGCAAGCCCGGTGGGCAGGACGAGGCGCAGCCGGCCACCGCCGCCAAGAGCGGGAGCAAGGGCGGCCGCAGTCGCAAGAATCGCAGCGGGCAGACCAAGCGTGAGGCCGAACCCGTCGGCTGATGCGTTTACGAATACGTTTTCCACTTGACCCGGAGAGGTAGCGGGGCCTATCGTTCGCGGTAGGCCCCGCGTTGATTCGCAGCACAAAAACAAAAATAGGGCCTGGAAAGAGAGGAGATTGACTGCATGTCTGATAACGCACGCGTCCTACAGTTTCCGGGTCACACGAAGTCTGAAGACTGCTCTACCGTTCTGACCGACATCGCCCGCCATGCCGGCGATTCCCCACAAGACTTTGAGCAACTTTGCGTCATCTCTGTCGATGGAGACGGCCAGCCGCGAATCTGGACGCGCGGCATGAGTGACGCCGAGGTCGCGGCCCTTACGAAGTACGTCCACCAGTCTTATATCGACAGCATGTTCGGATCGTCGGAGGGCTCCTGAATGCGTCTCGTGTTACTGGCGGCGGGACTCGTTCTTGTAGCGGGCACGTTGACGTATGACGGGCCGTACGACAAACTTCACCGTTGCGGACCCCTGCCCTATTCGGATAGCGTGCGAGCGGTGTGGGACGACTACGTGGGCGGCGACGCCTCGGTGAGTCAGGTCGCACGCTTGGCCCGAATCGAGGGGCGTGAGGAGTGGGCGAACTGCATCGCCCGGTAAGGCGAGGACCGCATGTCGAATCGGAAAGACCCCAACGACCCGAGCGTGACGTCGAAGGCGCACGACTTCATGGCGCCGAAGTGGGAGCGGATCAACACGCTCCTGGGCGGCACGGATGCGATGCGCGAGGCGGGGCGGACGTACCTGCCGCAGCACGCTCGTGAGAGCAACCAGAACTACGCCGACCGTCTGCACAGTACGACGCTGTTCAACATGCTCGAACTGACCCTGGACAGCCTTGCCGGGCGAGCGTTCTCGGCTCCTGTCCAGGAGAAGAACGACGTGCCCGAGCAGGTGTCGGAACTGCTTCGGGACGTTGACCTCCAGGGCAACAACGTCACCACGTTTGCGCGTCGCTGGTTCTACGAGGGCATGGCAAAAGGGTTCGCGCACGTTCTCGTCGACATGCCGGCCAAGGAATCCGACGAGCAGCGTACCCTGGCGGATGACATGCGCGAGGGGCGTCGGCCTTACATGGTGTTGGTTAGCCCGGAGAACGTGCTTGCCATGCACGCCGAGGTCATCAACGGTCGCGAGCACCTTACGCATGTTCGCATCTATGAAGAGGTGACGGTTCTCAACGGGTTCGTGGAGGAGGTCGAGCCGCGAATCCGGGTGCTGGAGCCGGGGACGTGGACCCTGTACGCCTACCAAAAGTCGGGCAACAAGAAGAACGGCAAGCGATATTGGCGTCAGATCGACGCGGGAACGACAGGCGTCGACTTCATCCCCATGGTTACATTCTATGCCAATCGACAGGGCGTGCAGCTTGCCAAGCCACCCCTGGACGACCTCGTACATCTTAACATCCGGCACTGGCAGTCGACGTCGGACCAGATCAACATTCTCACGGTTGCCCGGTTCCCCATGCTCGCCGTCTCGGGTGCGACGGATACAGATGGGGAGGTCATGTCCATCGGACCCCGCCAGCTTCTCGGCGTGAAAGAGCCCAACGGCCAGTTCTACTATGTTGAGCACTCCGGCAAGGCCATCGGGTCCGGTCGGCAGGACCTCCTCGATCTCGAAGAGGAGATGGCGAGCTACGGCGCCGAGTTCCTGAAGCGGCAACCCGGTAACGCGACCGCGACCGGGCGCGCTCTGGATAGCGCGGAGGCTACGTCCGCGCTACAAGACCATGCGACTCGGTTCACTTCGGCGCTGAACGAAGCCGTCCGGGTCATGGGCGCGTGGGTTGGTCTCGATGACACGGGCACCCTCGAAATCTCGACCGAACTCGGCGTCGGCCAGATTGAGGACTCCGAGGTGAAGGTGCTCATCGAGGCCAGGAAGAACGGGGACCTGAGCCGGGAGGCATTCCTGGAGGAACTCAAGCGTAAAAACGTGCTTGCCAAGGACTTCGATCCCAGGGCCGACATCGCCCGGACCATGATGGACCTGATGGCCGGCGGCGGCCGCGAGCTTGCGCGCATGGTTCAAGAGGACAGCCAGTCACGCACGGCCAACGGCGGTGCGCCGCAGGAGGGAGACGACAATGGCGTGTCATCCACGGCCACTGCCTGAAGAAATCCAGATCGGGTACCTCACGTTTCAAGTCGAGGGGCGCTACGGGCTCACAGTCTCGGAAGAGGATGAAGACGAATACGCTCAGACCGGCGACCCGATTCGCGGATGCCTCAGCCATGAGGATGGCTCTCTCCGGTACGATGCCGCAATGGGCCGGCGCCAGCGCGCGAACACGCTCGTACACGAGGTCATGCATGGATGCTACCATCAGGCTGGGCTACACGCCCATCCAGACTTGGCGCGAATGGAAGAGTTTTTGGTCGAGTCTCTGACGAACGCCATGGTTGACTTCATGGTTCGGAATCCTGAATATACCCGGCACGTGATCGAATCTCTGGAAGAGTAGCTCTGGAAGGCCAAGATGGCAGACAGCCAAGACAGCAACCCCCGGCGCAGTCACGAGATCGTTGCTGACAGGAAGGCAGAGCTTTTCCTGGAATGGCTGGCGTCTACGGGGCAGGTCGTCTTGTCTGCCAAGAAGGCCGGCTATACGACTCCGATGGCTCTTTACAAGAAGCGGCGCGAAGACGAGGACTTCGCGCAGCGATGGGAAGAGGCGCTACAGCAGGCGACGGATACGCTGGAGGACGAGGCCATTCGTCGTGCTCGCGACGGGGTCGATGAGCCGGTGTTCTATCAAGGCCGGCAGGTTGGGACTGTGACGAAGTACAGTGACCAGCTACTTCAGTTCCTCCTGCGCGGGAACAAGCCGAAAAAGTACCGCGAGAATCAAGGCAGTCAAGGCGAGGGCGCCGGTACCTTTGGCATCGCCATTCTTCCAATGGCAGTGCCGAGCACCGAGCAGTGGGAACAGCTTGCCCAGCAGAAGGGTGAGAACTCAGGCGGCCCCGTCATTGACGTGGAGCCTCAGCAAAAAGGCGGTAAGACCGTCGAAAGGGAGTGACGGATGCACGGTCAAGTGAAGAGCCAGAATAAGTGGCGTGGCAGCTTTCTCCACCATGTTAGCAAAGGTAGGCCGGAGAGCATTGCGGCCCAGGCTGCCGGCGTGAACAGGCAACGCATCATCCAGGAAAAGCGGGACGATCCGGCCTTTGAACGTGAGATCGAACAGGCTCGGAAGATGCGCCCGGCTGGGAAGCAGGTGAGGTGGTAGCGCGTGATGCCTGAGCCCAGGAGTGGTGAGACGCGAGAGGGGTTCGTCAACCGCTGCATGGGGGATGAGGAGTCTGTCAACGACTTCCCGGACGAAGAGCAGCGTGCCGCGTTTTGCCACAGCCAGTACGACGAGTTTGAGAAGCGTAAACGGCGTCGTCGGCGGAGGCGTAGGCGAGGTCAGTAGTTGCATCTGACAGCGGATTCCTGATAGGATGCACGTCAAGCGGCCGTAAAGGCTTCCATACCAGTAGAGAGGGACGAAGAGATGGAGTTCGATTTCAACGAGAATGCGCAGGTCTCGGACATCAGCGCGGTTCCCGAGAAGTATCGTGGCCTGTACCAAGAGGCCGACGACGGCCAGGGCAACACCGTGTACGCGCTTTCTGACGCGGCGAAGCCGCTCGCCGAAGCGTACATGGGCGTCAACAACTCCCTGAAGGACGTCCAGAACAAGAAGAAACAGGCTAACGATGAGAGCGCGGAGCGTCGTCGTAAGCTGCAAGGTGTCGAGGAGTCGCTGCGCGCGGCCGGCTTCGAACTGGACGACAACAAGGACCTGTCCGAGCAACTCAAGGGTGCTCTCGATGATCTGACGTCGAAGGCGAAGAACGGCGAGCAGATCAAGGTCGACATGGACAAGGTCAAGGCGGATGCCGACAAGCGCGTGAACGAGGTTTCGCAGGCCAAGGACGGCGAGATCGAGGCCATGCAGTCGGCGCTGCACAAGCATCTCGTCAGCGATCAGGCCGTGCGCGCCATCTCGGAGCAGCGCGGGACGCCGGAGCTTCTTCAGCCCATCGTCGAACGCTACGCGAAGGTCGTGAACACGGGCAAGGACCAGAACGGCACGCCCCAGTATCAGGTTGTCGTCACCGACGAAGACGGCGACGCGCGCAGCGATGGCAAGGGCGGATACATGGGCGTCGCGGACCTCGTGGCCGAGATGAAGACGAACGAAAAGTTCGCTCGCGCTTTCGAGAGCGAGACGCCGTCCGGCACCGGCTCCCAGCCGGGCACCATGAATCGCAGCCCGGCGCAGGGCCAGCGGGGTCGTGACAACATGACGTCGCGTGACAAGATCGCGTCGGGGCTCAATAAGGGCCAGCACCGTGGCGGCACCGGTGGCAAGCCGGTGGCCGGGATTGGCTCTTGACGCTAGACGAATACTTGTCTAGCGTTAACACAGAACCGGTCTTGGTCCGAGGTTAACAGCCTCGGACCTCGACAACGGCCCTCCGGGGGCGATCCTACGGAGGCCGTTCCGAGCGGCGAGATGCTGCGTTGACGACCGGCAATCGTGCAGACGTGTAGGATCGACCAAACGCAAACAGGAGGGCCGAACAATGCCCAGCGTGACTCTTCCCGAATCCGCCAAGCTCGCCCAGGACGAGCTTGTGGCGGGCGTGATCGAGAACATCATCACGGTCAACCAGATGTTCGAGGTGCTGCCCTTCGACGGCATCGAAGGCAACGCCCTGGCGTACAACCGCGAGAACGAGCTTGGCCCGGTTGCCACCGTTGGCGTCGGCGACTCGGACGGCTCCATCGGTTCCGGTGCGTCTGGCACCAACTCGACCGAGCGCAGTCAGGCCAAGGATGCCGCGACCTTCACCCAGGTGACGAGCACGCTCACCACCATCATGGGTGACGCCGAGGTGAACGGGCTCATCCAGGCCACGCGCTCCGGCGATGGCAACGATCAGACGTCCGTGCAGATCGCCAGCAAGGCGAAGTCCGCGGGTCGCAAGTACCAGGACCAGCTTATCAACGGCGACGGGTCGGACTTCACGTTCCCCGGTCTGCTTTCGCTGTGCTCCAGCAATCAGGAGGTGAACACCGGGACGGACGGTTCGGACCTGTCGTTCGACATCCTGGACGAACTGATGGACCTCGTCACGGACAAGGACGGCGACGTGGACTACATCACCATGCACGCCCGCACGCGCCGCAGCTACATGGCGCTGCTCCGTGGCCTCGGCGGGGCGAGTATCGGTGACGTGGTCGAGCTTCCGTCTGGAACGGAGATTCCGGCGTATCGCGGCGTGCCGATCTTCCGCAACGACTACATCCCGACGAACCAGTCCAAGGGGTCCTCGTCCAACACGACGACGATCTTCGCTGGCACCCTGGATGACGAGAGCCGGTCGCACGGCATCGCCGGCCTGACGGCGTCGGAGGCGTCGGGCATCCAGGTGGTCGACGTCGGTGAGAGCGAGACCAAGGACGAGCGTATCTGGCGTGTGAAGTGGTACGCTGGCCTCGCGCTCTTCAGCGAGAAGGGTCTCGCTTGCGCGTCAGGCATCACCAACTAAGCTCGGGGAAGGCTTTCGGAGAGCGGGCTGCGACACGCGGCCCGCTCTTCTGGTCTTTTGCTGCACGCCTTCGTGTTGTGAAGGGCTCACCTTCGCTCACGTAAGAAAGAGAGGACGAGATCGACATGGCGTCTCAGAAGCAACAGAAGGTCCGCGTTTTCACGACGGGCCGGTACCAGGGCAAGAGCGTCGTTCTCGGGGGGCACCGCTTCGATCAGGGCGTGGCGACATTCGTCGGCACCGAAGATCAGCTTCAACCGGTTCTGCGAAAGCTGGCACGAGGCTGGCAAGCCTATCCCGAGGGCTCTGCGGAGCTTCGGGCTCTGTACCAACACGGCTCTGGAGGCGGCCATGGCGAGCGTGGTGACGTTCAAGCGGCGCAAGGGAAGCGGAACTCAGAACCGGTTCTCGGCGACGGTCAGTCGGGTCAGCAAGGGGCTGAAGAGCAAGCCGGGTCTGCCGGCGTCGGAGATGCTCAAGCCGACGCGCGGCAAGGCCGGGTTCTTTCCGGCGGGGACGGACACGGCGACGCCGGGCTTCCCGAGCAGCACGCGAACGGGTCGGAAGGGCGGCCGGATTCGTCGGAGTCGGTGAATCCGCAACTCGCTCGGGTAGTACGCAATCTGGACCCGGACAACGACCAGCACTGGACCAAGAGCGGCAAGCCCTCCCTGGCGGCTGTGACCGAAGGCTACGGTTCTGGCGACGTGACGCGCTCGGACATCAATCGGGCGGCGCCCGGCTGGGATCGGGACACGGCCCGTCAGAAGGCGCTCGAAGACATCTGACCTTGCTTCGTCGGTCGCGGGGTGGTACCGTGCCGCAGATCATAGGGAATCCGTAGTCACAGGAGACTCAGGATGGCAGTGGTGCCCCACCTCGTCGAGAAGAACAACGACACCGGTGACCAGATCATCGACGGCATCGTGGCGGCGATTGTCGCTATCGACGACACGGTCGAGACCGACGGCGCTTCCATCCGGCAGGCGGCCGTGGACAAGATCAATGCGGACTTGTCTGGGGCTGACAGTCGTAAGCTGCCGGACGGATACTTCGACACGAACCGTCAGATCGCGAACACGTTCGCTACTGATGACGACATCTTTCTCGTCACCGGGGCCAACGTCCGCAAGTACGAGAGCATCTCGTAACCAAGACTCCTCTGGCAAAGGTAAGCGGTAAGGGAGGCTCCCAGGATGGCGACGACAGGCCGGCAGGCGGATCGCTTCAAGATGATGTCCGGGGAAGGTGTGCGGAAAGGCAACCAGGGCCGAAAGAACGTGCGCAGCATGGCGCGTCGGTCCTCGGCCATGTCGCAGACTTCGGTCAGTCGCGGTGGCGGCCTGAAGGGGCCGAAGCGGTTCAAGGCGTAACGGGGCGGCCCAGGCCGCCTCGATTCTGCTTGGAGATCAGGCATGCCCCTAGTGGTCGAAGATGGTACGGGTAAGGCGGATGCGAACTCGTACGTCGACATTTCGTTTCTGGACGACTACCACCAAACGCGTGGGAACACGGCTTGGGGCGAGCTTACCCAGTCTGAAAAAGAGCAG